CTGATCGTAATAATGAATGGTTTAAGGCATCTGTTGAGGATGCTGTTGACTGCATAACGGGTATTATTAAATAGCAAAACTCCCCTTAGCTAAATGGTGGTATACTTGCGGGTATAGCCAATTAACTAAGAGGAGCTTATTGTTATGGGTATTATTAAGAAGATTCTAAAGACACTGCAGGAATCACAACAGCGTAGGGCCGATTACTGGATCTTACAGAACTTGAGTGATGCAGAATTACGGGACATAGGTATTACTAGATCAGAGATTGCGCACACAGTGTACTGCACATAGTGTACCTACTTATACCTGTACCGCCTGCAGCGAGCTTGTAAATTATAACAACATCTGACGATATGTAAACCCCCTAATTAAGCCATTTGTTAACTAATTTATGGTAAATAGTTAGGGGGTTGACTTAATGCATTCTGCAATGGTACAATAGAAGGTATAGAGTGTTTGATAAACCTCATTTATATTCGTGCTGCAATCCGTGAAAAGACTGGTCAGGTTCTAAAACTTGAAGAGGTACGAGATCTTCTGTTTGAGGAAGGTCTTATCACTAGGAAACAGGCTGCAGACGGTAACCTTATCTTTCGTGGATATGATGATTTCTTTGAAACAGACGTAGCTGATAAGACAGTTGAGCCTGTTGAATATTTAATTGATGTGGAACCTTCCTATGAAAATGACGAAGACTAAGTCCTGCGGTGCGGATGTAGAGCCTTCCCGTAAGCCCAAGATGGCTATGGGCGGTTATATGAAGCTTGAGAAAAAGAAGCCTATGGGTGCGTCCAAGGGCGGCTACGTTAAGAAGAATAAGTAATGACTTCGTGGGTTGCGGTTATACTGGTCTGCATGGGTACTGAAATTAATCAGTGTAATGTAGCGGTTTACCCAACCTCTTTTTACAGTCTTTCTGATTGCCAGAATAAAGTTTCGCAGGGCTTCAGGATGGCAGCGGCAGTGGGGATGCATGTTTCTGGTTCCTGCAGTCAGGTTAAGATTGAGGGTACTGATATATAGTACCTGCCTACACTATTTTATAAATTTATTTGATTAAAGCATACTTTCTGGGGGAGCCATGCTTGCAGAAATTGCGATGGCGAATGCTGCCTTCGGTGTAATTAAATCCGCTGTACAGAATGGTCGTGAATTAGCGCAGTGCGGGAAGTCCATAAGTGATTTCCTGTCTGCAGAAGATAAAATTAAAGACAAAGCTGAAGGCGATAAGAAGTCTATTTTTAATAAGGTTCTGGGTAAGGACACTGACGATTTTGAGAGCTTCTTGGCCCTCGACAAGATTAAAGAGCAACGCCGTCAGCTTGAGAGCCATATGCGGCTCTACGGAAGACCGGGATTATATGACTCTTGGGTAGAATATCAGGCCCAAGCTCGTAAGGCTCGTAAGGAAGCAGAGAGACAACGCCAGAAGGATCGAGAAGATCTTATCGAAGGCTTAACCATCTTTGGTGGTGTGGTTGTCCTAATTGGTTCTGCTATCGGCGCTGCCTACCTTTTTTACGTTTATAAGATGTGAGGCCACATGGCAGGTAAAACTAAAGCAGAGAAGATTGCAGCCGCTAAGAAGCGTCATGGCTTTACTTCTGTAAACAAGCCCCGCCGTGGTGGACCTAAGAAGTTTGAGGTTCTGGCGGTAGAGGGTGACAGCGTTAAGTACATTACCTTTGGAGATCCGAATATGGAGATCCGCAAGGATAATCCTGCAGCCCGAAAATCATTCCGTGCAAGGCATAAGTGCGACACGGCTACTAGCAAACTAACGGCCAGATATTGGTCCTGTAAGAAATGGTGATCTAATGTCTCTGCTTAAAAACATGAATGCTCGTAAGAAGGCTGGTACTTCCCGGTCTAAGGGTAAAAGCACAATCAGTGATAAGACCTACAAGGATCTTAAAGCCGGTAAGATGAACAAAGGCGGCATGGCTACTAAGAAGGCCAAACGAAAATGACCGATGCTCGTTTAGAACGCATCGAAAAGAAGTTAGATGAAATGGGAGAGGCAATAGTAGCCTTAGCCCGTATGGAAGAGCGCATGGTGTCTTTGTTTAAGCGCATGGACTCTTACGACAAGGCTCAGACACGAACTACTGAGCGTCTAGAGAAGCTAGAGAAGGTGCAGGGCGTTAACGGCCAGACCCTGCGATTTGCAGAGCGAGTGTTCTGGATAATTATTTCTGCCCTTGTTGGCTACCTATTCTTCAAAATGAGAAACCCATGACCGATGCCCCTAAAAAATATACTGAAAAACAGTCTGCATTTCTTGAAGCCCTTATGGGAGAGTGCCGTGGTAATGTTCGTAAAGCTATGGATGTTGCAGGTTACTCCAAAGGTACGGGTGTTTCTGAAGTCACTGGACCGCTTAAAGAAGAGATTATTGAACAGGCATCTATGATGCTTGCTATGAACGCCCCTAAAGCTGCCCACGGGTTGCTTGGTGTTCTGGATGACCCCACGGCGCTGGGCGCACGAAACGCTATCAACGCTGCCCGTGAGGTATTGGATCGTACAGGTCTAGTTAAACGGGAGAAGGTAGAGGTCACCAACAATGGTGGTGGCATGTTTATTCTACCGCCAAAAGCCGACGATGTGGATAAACAAAACTAGAAAGAACCCTACGCAGCGTCTGCCTTATGCATACAAGCCTGTAGAAGAGGGTTCTTTACAACTAATACCAGATCCAGATGTCGTACCTCTTGTAGAACAGGCTATGGATCACTTGGACGAAGGCTACAGCACCCGTAAGGTTGCAGAATGGCTTTCTAACAAAGTAGGTCGCAGTATTTCTGGTCAGGGTATCAGTAATATCTGGAAGCTACACCGGCCCAAGAGTAAGCGGGTTAAAGAGCTTAAAAAGGCCCAGCGCAAGAAGCCAAGGCCTAATACCGCCGCTGAAAAAGAAGAGGCCCGTCTGAAGCGTAAGATTTCAGATAGCAAGCGCATCAAGACTATGATGGAAAACCGTCTAGCTGATAAGTTTGGGGCCACCGAGGAAGCAGAAGAAGAATACCAAAGCATTTCTGAGACTTTGGACTTCGGTGTTATCACGCAGGAAACCCAAGAGCGTGAGGTTGTATTCCAGCCCAACCCCGGTCCACAGACGGACTTCCTAGCGGCCTCTGAGCGTGAAGTACTATATGGCGGGAGCGCCGGTGGAGGCAAATCCTACGGCCTACTTGCAGACCCTATGCGGTACTTCCACAACAAGAATTTCAATGGGATAATCCTGCGCCGTACTAACGATGAATTGCGGGAATTGATCTGGAAGTCACAAGAGATGTACCCGAAGATTTATCCGGGCGCTAAGTGGCAAGAGAAGAAGTCTCAGTGGGTATTCCCTAGCGGTGCGAAACTGTGGATGACCTACCTAGAGCGGGATGAAGATGTTCTGCGGTATCAGGGTCTAGCGTTTAGCTACATAGCCTTTGACGAGCTTACACAGTACGCCACACCGTTTGCATGGAACTACATGCGCTCACGGCTTCGTACTACCGATCCAGAGTTACCTTTGTTCCAAAGAGCCACAACTAACCCCGGTGGTAGGGGACATGGTTGGGTTAAGAAAATGTTCATTGACCCTGCACCTTCCAATAAGCGGTTTGTTGCAACTGATATAGACAGCGGAGAGCCAATGGTTTTCCCTACAGGCCACGACAAAGAGGGTGAACCTCTTTTCTACCGCCGGTTTATACCAGCATCTCTGAGAGATAATCCTTATCTGATGCGAGATGGTCAGTATGAGGCTAACCTTTTGGCTCTGCCTGAGATGCAACGCCGCCAACTATTAGACGGTGATTGGGCTGTAGCAGATGGTGCAGCCTTCCCAGAGTTTAAACAGTCCACGCATGTGTGTGAACCCTTCGATATACCGGATGATTGGCGCAGGTTTAGGTCATGTGACTACGGGTATAGTTCTTACTCTGCAGTACACTGGTTTGCCATCGATCCTAGTTACGAGACTTTGTACGTTTACCGGGAGTTGTATGTGTCCAAGCATACCGGCAAAGACCTTGGCCGTGCAGTTATGGAAGCAGAGCGTGGCGAAAGCATCCACTACGGTGTTCTGGATAGCTCTTGCTGGCATAACCGGGGGCAGATTGGACCAAGCATAGCCGAAGAGATGATCTCAATGGGCTGCAGATGGCGTCCTAGTGATCGTTCCGCAGGTGCAAGGGTTGCTGGTAAGAACCGGTTCCACGAAGTTCTCAAGGTTAATGAAGAAACAGAGACTGCAGGCATCGTATTCTTTAACACCTGCCGCCAGATTATCGCAGATCTACCTGTAATACCTTCTGACCCCAAAGGTTCCGACGATATAGACCCACGGTATGCCACCGATCACGCATACGACAGCGTCCGTTACGGGATTATGAGCCGCCCAAAGGCCTTCTCACCATTCGATATGGGGCGAGGCGTCCCACTTCAACGCTACACCCCCTCAGATTCAAGATTTGGATACTAAAGCATGGCATTAATGGATAAACCTAGCGGTTCTACACCCGAAGATCAGACTGAAGCGGAACAAGTTTTTGCTTTGGAAGAGGACGGGGACGTAGAACAAGAGAATTTAGACTATTCTGGCGTTGCTTCGTTCATTGAAGGCCAGTTTCGTAAGTCAAAAGACCACCGCTTGTCCGATGAAGAGCGTTGGTTGATGTCATACCGCAACTACCGTGGTCTTTACGGTCCCGAAGTGCAGTTTACTGATACAGAAAAGTCCCAAGCCTTTGTTAAGATCACTAAAACCAAGGTTTTGGCTGCATATGCGCAAGTTGTAGACGTATTATTCGCCGGTTCTAAGTTTCCAGTGGGTATTGAAAGCCGTAAGTACCCCTCTAATGTTGCTGGTGCGGTTAATTACGACCCAAATGCCATTACTTCTGAAAAAGTAGAGGAAATGGCCGGTGTACAGTACACACCCAAGCGTCCTATTGCCCGCCCCGACATTGAGAAGGATTTGGGGCCATATAAGGACAAATTAGAGCCTATTGCTGACGAATTAGAGATGGGTACAGGGGATTCACCTTCTGCTATCTACTTTGAGCCTGCAAAACTTGCCGCCCAGAGCATGGAACGCAAGATGCACGATCAGTTGGACGAAACCAACGCCTCTAAGCATCTGCGGTCTGTAGCCTTTGAGACCTGCCTGTTTGGTACAGGTATCTTGAAGGGTCCATTTGCATTCGACAAAGAATATCCCCGCTGGGATGATGAGGGTAATTATGATCCTTTGTTTGAAACTATTCCCAAAGTGGAGTATGTGTCTATCTGGGATCTATACCCCGATCCAGACGCCCGAAACATGGCTGAAGCTGAGTTTACTATACAGCGTCACCGTCTGAACCGTACCCAACTTCGTAGCCTTAAACGCCGCCCACACTTCCGTGATGAGAGCATCGAACTGGCTATTGAGTACGGTCCACAGTACCAACGTGAGTATTGGGAAGATGCTCTTGATGAGAGCAATAACTCTGAAAGCCCAGACCGCTATGAGGTTCTTGAGTATTGGGGTGTGCTGGATACTGAGCTTGCTGAACAGGCTGACATCGAATTACCCGATGAGGTAGAAGATCGTGATGAAGTACAGGTCAACGTATGGATTTGTAATGGTCAGATCCTGCGTCTGGTAATCAACCCCTTCACACCTACACGCATACCATACTCCGCAGTGCCTTATGAGCTAAACCCCTATGGGTTCTTCGGCATTGGCGTAGCAGAGAATATGGAAGACACACAGCTTCTGATGAACGGCTTCATGCGGATGGCTGTAGATAACGGTGCGTTGTCTGGTAACCTACTTATTGAGATTGATGAGACCAACCTAGTACCGGGTCAGGATCTTTCTGTGTACCCCGGCAAGGTGTTTCGGAGACAGGCTGGCGCACCCGGACAGGCCATTTTTGGCACCAAGTTCCCTAACGTCAGCCAAGAACTTCTAATGATGTTTGATAAGGCACGGCAGCTATCTGATGAGGCTACTGGTATCCCGTCCTACAGCCACGGTGCTGGCGGTGTGATGGGGGTTGGTCGTACAGCCTCTGGTATGTCCATGTTGATGGGTGCAGCCGCACAGAACATTAAAGCGGTTGTGCGCAATCTAGATGACTACCTTCTGTCACCTCTGGGTAAGGCACTCTTCGCTTTCAACATGCAATTCAACTTCGATCAGCAATACACCAAAGGTGATCTTACGGTTAAAGCCCGTGGCACAGAAAGCTTGATGCGCAATGAGATCCGCAGTCAGCGTCTGCTACAGTTTATGCAGATGACCGCCAATCAACAGATGGCCCCGTTTGTTAAGTACGACTTCATCTTGCGTGAGCTTGCAGCGTCTATGGACCTAGATGAAGACAAGATTATGAACGATCCACGGGAAGCGATGATCCAAGCCAAGATGATGGCTGAGATCCAAGCAATGATGCCCCAGCCTGATCCAGCACAAGCTGCACCGGCACCGGGTGGCGCACCTTCCCCACAAGACCCTACAGGCAACGGCAACGGTAATATCGCACCGGGTGGCGCACCAGAACCGGGCGCTCCCGGCTTCACAGGCGCAGGTGGTGGGGACAACGGCGGGAACGTACCGCAGCCGCCACAAGGACAGCCTCAGTAATGTGGGTACTTCTGTTCTTTCAAGTACTGAACAGCAACGTAACGCATTACCAGATAGGTCAGTATCCCAGCGAGAAAATCTGCATGGAAGAAATGACTAAGGCGAGTGTTCTAGTCACTACCAACAACATTGCGTTGTACTGTTTCAAGGTAAATAATGGATAAGAATTTATATCGCCTATTGCTTCCTTTGGTAAATAACAAAGAGCAAATGGATCTACTGCACGATTACGTTGCAGCTAGAATTGAAGGCCTTCGTGACCTTCTAGAAAAACAAAAAGACCCACAACGAATTTTAGAAATTCAAGGGGCAATCACAGAGCTTCGTAGATTCAAAACACTTCGTGATGAAGTGATTAAGGGTGCAGACTAATGGATAACGATCTTACAACAAGCCCTCGCCCTAAAGCCCGCCCCAAGACAGAGCTACCCTACGAGGATGCCGATAAGATTGAGCGTCTGGTATGGGCAGAAGCCCGTGGGGAGGGCGTAGAAGGCCGCAACGCTGTTCGTGGGGTGATCTTCAACAGACTAGCCTCTTCACGCTTCCCAAACACCGTAGATGAGCTTCTGACTGCAGATGAGTTTGAACCCATCCGTAAGTATGGTGACGTTTATAGCATCCCCGTACCAGAAGAGGATCTACAACAGGGTCACGCTGAGTTCGCTGATTACTATCAGATGGGCAAAGACGCAGTAGACGGGCGTACATTCTTTCAGAATACAAGTACAACCAAAGCCCGTGGTACGGACTTTTCTGGCCCAGACCCTATTACCATCGGCAAGCATACTTTTACCCGTGGGTATGAAGGCCAAGAGCCGGTGTACGACACAGATTTCTCACACAACATTACGATTACTTATCCAGAGTACGCAGAGGCCAATCCAGAAGGCATGGCCCTTGGTGGTTTAGCGGTAGCTCGTAAAGGCATTA